GGAACGTCTCAAACTTAGAGAGAACTGTCTAGCAATATTGCTCAATAAGTATGGGAGTGTTAGAATAGAAGAGCAAGATTATTCTACACAAGACATCTATGAGTGTGTTGACACTTGGATCTCTCAGGGAAACCAAACATCTTTTGGAATTGCTGCTTACTTCAATGCGTACTTCAGAGGAAAATCAAATGTACAATGATTTAAATGAATTTGAAAGAGCATTATCTCATTTTGGCACACGTGTAGATGTCATCTGTGCAATGGAAATAAGTGGTAGAATTAGTGCTGAGACTGCATATCAAAACATCAAAATGGAACTAAAAGAACTTAAGAAAGCGAGGAAACAGGAAAAGAAATGAAAGTCAATCTAATCTCAGTAACCCCTGATGCAGAGAAGCACATTGCATATTGTGCACGTGTGAGCAATCCAAGTAATCAAGGCAATGATTCTTTTGAAGGTCTCCTCAAGTATTGCATCAATCACAAGCACTGGAGTATCTTTGAGCAGGCATTTATGACTCTGGAAATTGAAACTACCAGAGGTCTGGCAGCTCAAATACTGCGTCACCGCTCATTTACATTCCAGGAATTTTCACAACGCTATGCTGATTCTTCCCTACTCTCGTCGACGATCCCTCTTCCAGAACTCCGTCGTCAAGACACCAAGAATCGTCAGAACTCTATTGATGACTTGGATCCGCAAGTCATTGAGAGGTTGAATTATCAGATGAATACTTTGTTTGATTCTTCTATGGCATTGTATCAACAGATGCTTGAGTCTGGTGTGGCAAAGGAGTGTGCTCGTTTTGTGCTTCCTCTGGCAACTCCAACCAGGTTGTATATGTCTGGCTCACTGCGTAGTTGGATGCATTACATTGATCTGAGGTCTGCCAATGGAACTCAGAAAGAGCATATGGATATTGCCAATGCTTGTAAGGAGATCTTTGCAGAGCAGTTTCCAACCATTGGTGGTGCTCTGGAGTGGGTCTAAATATAAAAACATTATGAGGTAAGAATGGCCACATACCCTGTGAGACATAAAGAAACTGGTGAAACCAAAGAGATTACCATGAGTATTCATGATTGGGACCAGTGGCGTGATGACAATCCTGATTGGGAGAGATATTACACTCCTGAAAATGCTCCCAAACTGGGAGTGGAAATGGGTGAGACATTTGGAAAACTTTATTCCAAATATCCAGGATGGAAAGATGTAATTGGTAAAGCAAAGAAAGCACCAGGTTCAAATCTCAAACACTACGACTAATTAAGTAATGCCAAGAAAGAGTAAGTCAGGTATTGGAAGCACTAACCCAGTTCCATTTGGTATGAGCAACAGAGTTATGAAAAGAAAGAAACCAATCAATCTAGATTATATCAAAAAGATTGAGGCACTTACTGATAACCAAGAACTCTTCTTTGGGGAGTATAAGAAGCAGCAGAACATGGTTGCTTATGGTTGTGCTGGCACAGGTAAGACCTTTATCACCCTCTACAATGCCCTTCTGGATGTCTTAGACCCAAAGACACCATATGAGAAGATCTACATTGTCAGGTCCCTTGTGGCTACCAGAGAGATTGGTTTCCTGCCTGGTGACCATGAGGACAAGTCATCTCTTTATCAGATTCCATATAAGAATATGGTAAAGTATATGTTTGAAATGCCTGATGATAATGCATTTGAGATGCTTTATGCTAACCTCAAAGCACAGGGAACTATTAGTTTCTGGAGCACCTCATTCATCAGAGGTACTACATTTGACAATGCTATTATAATTGTTGATGAATTCCAGAACCTCAACTTCCATGAACTTGACTCTATGATTACTAGGGTTGGTGAAAACTCCAAGTTGATGTTCTGTGGTGATGCTACCCAGTCTGACCTTATTAAGACTGCAGAGAGAAATGGAATTGTAGATTTCATTCGTATCCTCAAAAACATGCCATCTTTTAGTATGGTAGAATTTGAAGCTGAAGACATCTGTAGAAGTGGTCTGGTTAAAGAATACATTATTGCTAAACATGAACTAGGTCTATGAGTTTTACCCATATTGAAATTGATTATCCTTCTCTTGACAGGGAAACTATTGATGGTGTTAGATATTATGACACTCCAACAGGAGAGAAGTTAGTATCTATTACTTCTGTTATCAGTCATTACAATCGTGAGATCTTCCGTGAGTGGAGAGCAAAGGTTGGTAATGATGAAGCAAACAAAATCACAAAACAAGCAACCAGTAGGGGAACTGATATGCATACCCTTACTGAGTGCTACTTGTGCAATAGAGAAGGTCCACCAGTACAACCTCTCTCAGAGTATCTTTTTAAGCAGGCAAAACCTGACCTAGATAAGATAGACAACATTCATGCAATTGAACAAGCACTCTTCAGTAAAGAGTTGGGAGTTGCTGGTACAGTAGATTGCATTGCTGAGTATGAAGGTGAACTTGCTGTGATTGATTTCAAAACAAGTAAAAAACCAAAACCAAAGAAATGGATTGAGCATTATTTTGTACAATGTGCTGCTTACGCTTGCATGTTATATGAGATGACTGGTATAATGGTAAAGAAATTCGTTATCATTATGTCATGCGAGAATGGAGAATGTGTTGTCTATGAAGAATATGATAAAAGAAAATATATCAAATTGCTCTCCCAATATATTAGAGAGTTTGTTGAATTCAAACTACAGGAATATGTCCCAATCTGAAGAGAACAACATTGATAAAATTCTAGAGAATAAATTCTATTGCTCTCGCAAGTTTGCAGAAGAGATTGAATCTATCGCCCATCAAAACAATGGGATGAGTTATATTGATGCCATTGTCTTGTTTTGCGAAAAAAACAATGTTGATGTAGAATCTGTTCCTAAGTTGATTTCCAAACCACTTAAAGAAAAACTTAAGTGTGAAGCAATGGAACTCAACTTATTGAAGAGAACATCACATGCTAAACTTCCATTATGATACCAAAAGTGTCACCTTTTGAAGCCTATAAATCTTACCTTGGACTGAAGAACCATTTTACAAGAGAGTCATATGACTACCACAAGTATTGTGGAAAGTCACGTGCTTCTCTTCAGAGTTTTTATAAACGGAAGGACAGATTCTTTTTTGAAAAACTGAGCAGACAAAAAGATGATAGCGAAGTAGTTGAGTTTTTTGTCTCTAACTTTGTTACTTGTGATGATCCCCAGTCTCTTTGGATTGGTGAGATTGTTAGAAATGGTGAGCAAAATTATACTGATTGGAAACGTAAATTACAATCACTTACCTATACCTTCAAGACTGAGGTAGAGAATATATTTGATGGTAAGAACTTTGATAATATGTTTAAGATTGAAGGAACAAAGCATCCTTCCATTGTCAAAGAACATCTAGGTAAGAATGTATCATTGGAAACACTTGTTCTTCTCAATAAGATCATTGGGTTTAAACCAAACTTTGATAAAAAGTTACAAGACCCTGTGTGGAAATTCCTATCAATGAGGATGGATAAGTACGATTCTTTCCTACATATAGATGTATTCAAATATAAGAAAATTTTGAAACAAGTAGTTTGTGGAGAGTAATGAGTTTCTTTCAATCAGAGTTTGTTCAGCAAGAAATGAAAGAGATTGCTGAAATACAAGAAAAGATTTATGAAAAGGTCTTTTCTTTTTCCAGTATGGATAAAACAGATAAACTTGAACATGTAGAAATGTTAGAGGAGTTGCTGAAGAAGCAACAAGTACTGTACACTAGAATGAGTCTATCTGATGATCCTGAAGCGAAGCAGATGAAGAATAATATTATTTCTTCTGCTAGACAACTTGGATTTCCACCTGATGTGGATCTTAGTTATGTGTTTTCTAATATGGCGAATATCATAGAAAACATGAAGAAGTCCATTAATGAGTCTGCTTGACAATCCAATCAAAAGATCCTATTATTCATGGTTCAAGAGGCTGCCTGATCCTCCCCCAAGCCAAAGGACAAAAGCCAAATACAACAAATACGGAGTCTATCAAATGAGTTTTTCTGATCTTAAAAAGCAATCTTCTCTTGGTTCCCTCACCAACAAACTGGTGAAGGAAGTAGAAAAGATGAATAATACTGGTGGTGGCGCTGATGACCGCCTTTGGAAACCAGAAATGGATAAGTCTGGTAATGGTTATGCTGTCATTCGATTCCTGCCTGCCCCTGATGGAGAAGATCTGCCTTGGGTCAAACTGTTTTCTCATGCCTTCCAGGGTCCTGGTGGGTGGTACATTGAGAACTCCCTGACTACTATTGGTGGTAAGGATCCTGTTGGCGATCTTAACAGGGAACTGTGGAACAGTGGCAATGATAAGGATAAAGAAACTGTTCGCAAACAAAAGCGTAAACTCTCTTTCTATGCCAACATCTATGTTGTAAAAGATCCTGCCAATCCTCAAAATGAGGGTGGAGTATTCCTCTATAAGTTTGGTAAGAAGATCTTTGACAAGATCATGGATGCAATGCAACCTGAGTTTGAAGATGAAACCCCTATCAATCCTTTTGATTTCTGGCAGGGTGCTAACTTCAAACTGAAGCTGAAGAAGGTTGCTGGTTACTGGAACTATGACTCTTCAGAGTTTGATCGTCCTAGTCCTCTCTTGGATGATGATGATGCTATGGAAGCAATCTGGAAGAAGCAGTATTCACTCAGTGCATTTACTGCTGCTGATCAGTTCAAGTCTTATGATGAACTGAAGAAGCGTCTTGATTATGTACTGGGCAGTAAGTCCACTCGTATGTCAACAGTAGAAGAGGAAACAGAGTATGATAACTACGCAGCAACAGAGCAAAAGTCTGTCAGTGAGGAAGAAGTATTGCGAAAGCTTGAAACCTCCTATCAACAGTCAAAGGCAGTTGCTGAAGACAGTTCATCTAGTTCTGTTGATGACGAAGATGACGATGCTATGAGTTACTTTGCTAAACTTGCCGACAGTTGATGAAGTATAATCAGATCTGTCTTACACTTTTAGTGATAGCAGCATATGCAAATCTTCTGAGGGGGTAATACCCCTCTTTTTTTATAGGTATAAACTAGTAGGCATAAATTTTTGTATCATTTTAAACCAAAGTCTCATACATATGATAGAATTATAGAGGTGAGAAAAGTGTACTAAAATCGATTTTTATTATGGATTCATTTGCATGTGGAGGTTGTCATGCACAATTTAATTTCACACAATCAATTGGCTGGATGGAAACAAAGTGTTGATCGTTTGGAAAAAACATTAGACCAAACAATTGACGAGTCCCATCTACTTAATGATTATTACAACTGTCTAATTGAATGTGATGAAGATCAAGGGACATGTAAAAGGATTTGTAGGAGGATTTTAGAGTAAATTAAAAAAGGGGGTTAATGACCCCCATTTTTTTATTCATACAGTCTGATGTTGTCCCCTACTGCTAGATTCTCATCAACATATTGACTGCTACCACTCTTATACAATAGACCTTCTTCAAGATCATTAAGTATTTCAGAGATATATTCTCCCTTTACAACGTAGATATTTCTCTTATTATCTTGGATCTTATCTTCATACTCATAGTTAGTCACCATAGTAGTTGTGTTTGTATTGGTGACTACCTGATTTAAACCAGAGTCAAAGTAGGTAATGGAATAATTACTGGGAACTTCAAGACCTGCTTTCAGGATAGTTCTTCCATTGCTATCTTTTACTTGAACTGTTTCATAGTGGTGTGGATTATTGAAAGCAGTTTCTGAACCATACTTGCTCAACATAAAGTTGTAGAATGACTGCTGTGACAATGGCCATTCTTCTTCCACATTGATAATGTTGTTAGCAAGGAGCACCAACCAATCTAAGTATTGATCATCATATATTTTGTAAGCAACATTATCTGGTCTCTCATCACCTACAATTTTGTACTTGGTGAAGAAGTTGATGTTCTGAAACAACTCCTCATTAATCTTTGCTCTTCTAAAAAGATTCTTTACTTGAACATAGTCACCAATATTTTTAGCATCAGGGAGACGACTTACATAATCAAAGTTAGGTAGATATCTGAAGTATGGTAAAGACATTTTTAATACCCCATTGACGTGTGTGAATTGTAATCCTTAGCATAATCATCTTGATAGATGGGTTCAAGTTCACTGAAACTCATTGAGATATTATAAGAAGTAAGAGATCCACCATCTCTATATGTCATATAAGAACCATCAGGTGTGTAATTAACACTGAAGTTAGTCAAAGCACAAGGTTTAAACTTATTTAAGAAAGGATGTTGACCAGAACCATTGTAGATGTACTCCAATTTAAAGATGTTTGGAGTCAACAAGAATGCATGTGATTTTGATCTTTGAACAGCACTGTTCATCTTAAATGATCTGACAATCTTTTTGATTTCTTCTGCTTCGTCTCTTCCTCTCGGAGTTAATCTAAAATCAAAATTGAATGTTCTCATTCTGGGACCAGAGAACAGCAACTCCATATTAGGATTGATTACAGCACCTGTTGCTCTTGCTTGAATGTTTGATCCAACTGCTTGACCAGCAAAATATGCTTTAATGCTTCCCATTGTATTTGGGTCATTGAGCAAGTTTGCAAATCTATCACCACCTTCTCTTGCTGCTTCTGCAATTGGTTGCAGACTCATGGTTTGTAATGATGTCATAGCACCAATGGAGAGACCAGCAAGAGCTGCTCTAATGGGATCAAGATTGTCACCACCCCAATCTACTGAGTTAGACTCAGAGAGATTAGGTTGCATTGGTAATGTGACTGTGGA